GTGTATGACCCGCTGCCATCGCAAAAAACATTTCATGCGTCCGAAGCGAGATTCAAGGGATTTTCGGGACCGATCGGCTGCGGGAAGAGTCAGGCCCTGTGCCAGGAAGCGATCCGATTGAGCTACATGAATCCAGGCCGGCTTGGGCTGCTGGGAGCGCCGACTTACCCGATGCTGCGGGATGCGACGTGCGCGACCTTGTTCGAGATTCTCGATAAGAACGAGATTCCGTTCGAGCACAACAAGGCGGAAAACACGGTGATCCTGAGGGACACCGGGTCTCGCATTCTGTTTCGGCCGGTGGATGAGTTTGAACGGCTGCGGGGGACCAACCTGGCATGGTTCGGTCTGGATGAGCTGACCTACACCCAGGAACCGGCATGGCTGCGGCTAGAGGGCCGCTTGCGGGATCCACAAGCCAGACGGTTATGCGGTTTCGCGGTCTGGACCCCAAAAGGCTATGACTGGGTGTATCGCCGATTTGTCGCGGAGCGCTCGAAGGATTATGAGCTGGTCATGGCGCCGGCTTTTGAAAACCGGTACATACTCGGCAAGATTCCGGATTTCTACGATCGCCTGGAAAAGAGCTACGACGAGAGTTTCTATCGCCAGGAAGTGCTCGGGGCATACCTGAACATGACGGGTGGGCTCGTGTACCGCTCGTTCTCGCGGGAACAGCACATCCAGGGGGTACACCCGGACCCGCGCCTACCGCTGTTGTGGGCGCTGGACTTCAATGTGGACCCGATGAGCTCGCTGGTGGCGCAGATAGCGAATGGCCGGGTCCAGGTGCTGGACGAAATAGTCATCCGCCACGCGACGACGATGCAGGCTTGTGATGAATTTCTGAAACGGTTTCCGGAGCACCGGGCGGGGATCTATGTGTACGGAGACGCGTCCGGGAACAAAGAACAAACAACCGGATCTTCGGACTACGAGATGGTGCGGGAGCATTTTTCGATAAATAGCAACACTGCGGTGCACTACAGAGTCCCGAAGGCGAACCCGAGCGTACGGGAACGGATCAACCTGACGAACTCGAAGCTGTGGTCGGCGTCGGGCGAGGTGGGCCTGGTGGTGGATCCGAAATGCAAGGAACTGATCAAGGACTTCGAGCAGGTGTGCTTCAAGCAGGACAGCTATCAAATCGACAAAGACAGAGACCGGCAGAGAACGCATCTATCGGACGCGCTGGGCTATCTGCTTTGGCAGGAATGCAGACCACAGGGGACCATTGGCGAACGCCAGGGGAGAATCGTTTGAGCACGGCAACTATAAACCGCGAACATCCCGAATACATCGCACGAAAGGCGATGTGGAGGAAATACCGAGATCTCTATTCCGGCGGCGAGCGGCTGCGGGATAACGCGTCCGAATACCTGGTGCGGCGGCACAAGGAACCGGGCGAAGTATATGCGGAGCGCCTGAACCGGGTCTTCTATGAGAACTATATCGGCTCGATCGTGGACTGGTACGCCGCAACGCTTCTGCGGCGGGAACCGGTGCTGTTGTTTGACGGTAACGACAGCGCGGCCAAGTCCTTTTACAACGTACTGTCTGAAGACTGCGACCTGAAGGGTACTAATTTCAGCGAATTCTTCCGGCAGCGGTTCGTACAGGCGCTGGTGTGCGGCGCGAGCTACCTGGTGGTGGATTTTCCGCGGACCAACGCTGCGGTGCGGACACGGGCTGAAGAAGATGCATCGGGCCGGTCACGGGCGTACCTGGTCGATTATTCCGCGGAAGAGGTCATCAACTGGAATTACGACCAAACCGGAAACCTGGAATGGGCTGTGATCCGCACAACGTGCTTGCAGCCGTCGAAGGTGACTGACGCGAAATGGGAGCGAGAAACGCGGTGGATCTATTACGACCGCGAGAAATTCCAGATTTATCGAAGGACGGGAGAGGGAAGCCCGGTGGAGCCGATTGATGAAGGGCGGCACGGGCTGGCGTCGTTGCGGCGCGTCCCACTATTCCGGCTGCAGGTGAGCGAAGGGCTCTGGCTGATGAACAAGGCAGCACTGCTCCAACTGGAGCACTTTAACAAATCCAATGCGCTGGCCTGGGCGATCACCATGAGCCTCTTCGCCACGCCGGTCGTTTACTCAGACCGGGAATGGAACCAGATCGTCGGGGAGTCCTATTACATCCAGCTGGGGCCGGAAGACCGGTTTGGTTGGACGGAACCGGAAGGGAAAGTGCATCAGATTGCAGCTGACAACCTGGTGCGTCTGAAGGACGAAATCTACCGCGTATGCTACCTGCTAACGCACGCAGGCAGCGCGAGCTCGAGCGACCCGCGCATGTCGGGACTGAGCAAGCGGATGGATTTCAGCATCACGCAGGAAGTACTGCGTGCGTACGGCGACGCAGTCAAGGATGTGATGAAGCAAGTGCTGCGGACGATAGCCGCGGCGCGGCAGGACGCGGTCAGCATCGATGTTTCCGGGCTGGACGAGTTCGATATTGACGATTTCAGCAACGAGCTGGACGACGCCAAGAAGTTGCTGGACCTGGGAATCGGCTCGGAAACGCTGCGGAAGCAGGTCTTCAAGAAGCTGGCGTTCAAGTATCTGTGCGATGCACGCCAGGAAATCAAGAATCAGGTGGCTGATGAGGTTGACCGGATGAAGTATCCGGTATAGGAGAAACATGGAAGAACCCGATGTACAAACGATCGTCCGAAGCGCGATCCAGGAGTTCGTCAATCAGCAGCAAGCGAAAAGCGAGCCGGCCGTCAAGGCGGAGCTTCAGGAAGAGCGCAAACGGCGGGAACAACTGGAACGCCGTCTGAACGAGCTGGTGGAAGAGAACACGCGCAGCCGAAAGACGGCGGAAGAAGCGGAGCGGAGCGCGGCGGTGCGCGCCGAACTGCAGCGGCTGGGCGTGGCGAAAATCGATCTGGCGTTCAAGGCAGTGCAAGACGGCATCGTGCGCGCCGAGGACGGGCGCCTGGTAGCGCGCAGCGACTCCGGCGAGATGCCGGTCAAGGAATACCTGGCTGCATTTGTGAACGAGAATCCGGAGTTTCTCCCGGCCAGAATCAGCGGCGGCACCGGAATGACAGCGACATTCAAGGCTCCCGCCTCGGGCCGGGAGTCGATCGATGTGGAAAGAATCCGCCCTGGTATGAGCGCGGAGGAGATGCAGCGAGTGCGAGAGGAGATCGTACGCGTGGCATCGCAGACCCTGCGGGGTTGTTAAAAAGTCCGCCCCTGACGGTCGCAATTCTGTGAACGGTGAGGGGGCGGAGAATCCGGCCCAGAGGCCGGCAAATCAGAGCAAGGAGAAGAAGTGGCAGCAATAACCTCAAGTAACGTCGCAAACGCGATTGTGAAGCTGGTGGCGGCGGACGCATTGCCGGTGCTGGTGGGGAACCTCGTCATGGGGAACCTGGTGAATCGCGATTACGAGCCGGTGCTGGCAAACGCCGGAGACACAGTCAACATCCCGATCCCGCCGACCATGGTGGCCAACAACATCCTCGAAGGCGGCGAGGTGCAGACGCAGAATCCGAGTCTGGGGAACGCTCAGATCGTTTTGAACACACACGCGGAGGCGACGTTCCAGATTCCGGATGTGACCAAGGTCTTGGCGGTGCCGGACCTGTTGAAGATTTACATGGAGCCGGCGGTGGCCGCGATCGCACAAAGGGTCGAGGCCGATTTGCTGAACCTCTATGCGGGTTTCACGGCTAACGCTCCCGTTGGGACGACGGGCACGCCGATCACCGAAGGAGTGATCGACGCGGCGGAAACCGCACTGTTCCTGGCGAAAGTTCCGCCAACGGAATCCAAGTACTTCGTGGTAGATGCGGCGACATATTCGACGTGGCGGCAGATTCCGCGGTTCAGCGAGTTCCAGACGGCCGGCGACGCAGGGCTCGGAGCCATTGTTTCGGGCACGGTGGGGAAGATCAAAGACTTCTTTGTCTTCCGGTCGCAGTTCGTGCCCAAGACAGGAAGCGGCCCCGTCACTACGCACAATCTGGCATTCAGCAAGAACGCCATCGGCCTGGTGTTGCGGCGCTTGCCGCAACCGCTGCCGGGAACCGGCGCCATTGCGGAATATGCCGAATTGGGAAATTTCGGCATGCGGGTGGTAATGAGCTACCAGCCGAATACGCTCGCGCAGCAGTTCACGGTGGACGTGCTGTACGGGTGCGGTGTGCTTCGCAACAACTGCGGAGTACAAGTCAACACCTAATCAAACGGTGGGGAGGTGGGGGCGGAACATCCGCCCCCGATCTAGAAACAGGCAGGAGAGAACATATGGATCTGAAGCGTTATTACCAGAAGATTCGGCAGGTCGAATCGACCATCGTGGACGCCTTTGCGGTCGTCGTGAGCCTGGAAACGCCGGACGGCGGCAAGCCGGGAACTTTGACGGAAGTGCCTCCACGAGTAGCCGCCAAGATGGTGGTGGATGGCGTCGCGAAGCTGGCGAGTGAGGAGGAGGCACAGCGGCTACGCGCCGCTCAGGCCGAGGCACAGCGCGCGGCGGAACAGGCTGCAGCGGCCAGTCGTGTTCAGCTCAGCGTGCTTCCCACTGAGGTGTTGAACCGGCTGCGAGAAGCCGCGAATCCTCCGGAAGACTAGGGTGGCCCTGATGGCTCTGTTTACAGACGGTCCTGTGTCCAGCATCGAAGATCTGACGGCACAGGACTCACAACTTTTGGACGTCGCTAGTATTGAGGGGATCGACGTCACCAGGAAAATCGCTCTGGCGCAGGAAGATGTGGGCGTGGAACTCACGGTTATGTTAGGCAATTTGAGTTTTGCCGATCAGGCGTTCTGGATGCCATCGCAACCGACACTCGGAGCTGTGGTGGTAACTCCGGCGCTCAAGCGGTGGCACACCTTTGTGGCGTTGGAATTAGTCTATCGAGATGCGTACAACAGCCAACTGAATGACCGATACGCGGGAAAACGCGACCAGTTTCACCAGATGGCACAGTGGGCATTTGAAAAGTTGATCCAAATCGGAGTGGGCCTGGCGGCAAATCCGGTGCCGCGAGCTTCCACAGCGCGGGTTACGGCGATCCCCGGGGCGCTGGCAGACGGCACATATTTCGTCAGCATCGCTTGGATGAACGCCTTAGGTGAAGAAGGGGCCAGTTCTGTGCCCGCGGTGGCGACGATCGCAGCAAGCACATTGCAAGTACAGCCTGGGCCAGCGCCGAAAAATGCAATCAACTGGAACGTGTATATCGGGACCGAAGAAGAATCGATGATTCGTCAAAACGGATCGCCGCTCGGCGCCGGTGAAATGTGGCGCCAGGACGGAGTTCTGGCGACAGCGGGACGTGTGCCGGAAACCGGGCAGGAGCCCGCGTATCTGAAACCGCTTCCCCGGATCATCCAGAGGGGATGATGATCTCCAAAATCAGCAGCGCCGCCGCGAGCAAGGTCATTGGCCGAATGACAGGGCCGAGCGGCATGAACGCCGGACTGGCGGCCCTCTCGGCGCCGGATAGTCTGCTGGCGGCTCCGATTGAGGCGGCGCAGGTTCGCGCCCAGAACGTAGCTGCGGAACTGGCGGAACGCAGCACTACCGTGCGCTACCCGGCAGTCCATGTTTATTGCGAAAAGATCGTGAACGACCTGGGCGAGAAATTCCGGAGCTTTTCGGGGAAAGTGCAGATGGCGATCGACCTGTGCCATTCGCAAGACAAGCTCAACGGGCTGCAGGAAGCGCTTGAACTCTATGCCGATTCGATCACGCAAATGTTGGATGCGGCGCGCGGCGACTGGGGAGACGGGATGTTTTACGCCGGCGGGTACGAGGTGGCGCTTGGCGCGGTGAAGCGAGGCGGTAAGAATTTCACGCAAGCAGCGAAGGTCACATTCCAGATCGGAGTGAGCAGGAGTTGAAATGAGCTCTTATATACTATCAAACGCGAACCGGTTCTACACCGAGCTGGAGAGCTCGTACGGAAGCGTCGGAGCCATCGCGGCTGCGAACCGGATCCCGGCGTTGAAGCTCACCGTCACCCACCAGCGGGAGACAGCGGACCGGAAGGACAAAACAGGGAGCAGAACCTTTTCGGGCCAGCCGAGCGGAGGGCGGCGCCGCACGGATTTCGAGTTGCGAACGTATCTTACCAGCTGGCCGAAGGCGCAGGCCGGACCGGGCTATGGGCCGCTCTTTCAAGCGGCGTTGGGGGCGGCCCCTAGCCGGTTTAGCGGCGGCACCCTCGCCTCGACCACCGGCGGCGGAAGGCTCGGGTTCGCAGGCGCCCACGGATTGAGCGTGGGCCAAGCGGTTTCCTCAGGCGGAGAGATCCGGTTTGTCTCGGCGATCGTGGATGCGACGACAGTGCAATTGAATGCGCCATTCGCTGCAGTGCCGGGTACTGGGGCGACGCTGGGGGCCGCCGTGACGTACGGGCTCGCGACCGAACTGCCGAGCGTAAGCGTGTTCGACTACTGGAGCCCGGCGACGGCGGTGCACCGGCTACTATGCGGGGCGGCTGTCGATCAGATGGAGATCGCGATCAACGGCGACTATCACGAGTTCCATTTCAGCGGCCCGGCGCAAGATGTGCTGGACACCAGCAGCTTTTCTTCCGGCACCGGCCAGCTGCAGAGTTTTCCCTCGGAGCCCGCGCTGGACGCGTTCGACTATTCGATCGTGCCGGGAAACATGGGGCAGGCGTGGCTTGGTACGTCTCCCGCTCAGTTTTTCACAATCACAAACGCGTCGGTGGTTTTAAAGAACGGGTTGAGCACGCGGGCACGGGAGTTTGGCTCGAGCCTGCCCCGCGCGATTTCTCCGGGGCCTCGGGTGGTCACGGCGGCATTCGACTTGTACGGTCTTGATGACGACGCCACGAAGGGGTTGTACCAGGCGGCCCGGCAGCAATCGCCAATCACGGTGATGTTTCAACTGGGTGAGCTGGAGGGACAGGTCATGGCCGTCCACCTCAAGAGCGTAATTCCGGAAGTGCCGGAATTCGATGACAGCGAGAACCGGCTGCAGTGGCGGTTCCGCGCATCGCAGGCGCAGGGGACGGTGGACGATGAGATCGCGGTGGCATTCGGATGACGATGACTTATGAAAGCGTAATGTTGGTGGAGTCGCGAATTGCGCCGGGAGTGACGTTCAGGGTCGCGAAGATGTCTTACGGACGGCGCACCGAGTTGATGCGGCGAATTCGCGAGCTCTCGCGGCACATGGAATTTCTCGAGGCCGGCAAGGAGCCGGCTGACAAAATGGATGCGGCGCTCGCGGAAGCGGAGATCGGCCGGCTGTACGTGAGCTGGGGCCTCCGGGGCGTCTCGGGATTGGTCGTGGATGGGGCTGAAGCGACTCCAGAGCTCTTGGCGGAGAGCGGCCCGGAGGATCTTTTTCGTGAGGCGCTGGCGGCCGTGCAGTTGCAGGCCGGCCTCACCCAGGAAGAACGAAAAAACTAATCGTCGCCTTCCATTTTCAATTTTCAAATCAGGACGGTTGGAAGTGCGAGACGTGCCGGAAATCCGGCCTGGAGAGGAAGAGGCGCTGCGGCTGGCTGGGACTTCGGGAAGAACCGAAGACGGCACCGGTATGGGCCCGCAAAGGCGTCGCGCTTGGAGTTTGTCCGAAGTCGTATATCACGGCAGAGAGCATTGCGTTGCTTAATGAATACTCCGTGAGCCGGCGCCTGGGCAGAACCGACATATCACGACTGAGTGGGCGGCAAGTAGATGCGTTCCTGATCCTGGAGGAAGCAGTCGCAGCGGAAATCAGAGATGGCCAGCAGAACACAAGAAACAATCTTTAACAGCTTTCAAGCGCTTGCGAGCGGGGGCTCGGTAGCAACGGCGCTCGAGCACACAGCTACGCAAATCGGCGCACTCACGGCTGTTACGACCGGCAGTTCCCAGAGCACGGGAAATGCAGTGGTGTCGGCAGTCTCCAAAGTGTTCACCAGCGGGCTGGGGCTGGTTCCTCTATTCAGCGGATTGTTCGGCTTGTTCGGAGGCGGGGGCCAGGAGGCACCGCCGCCGCTGCGGAAATACACGATGCCCGACAATATCTATTTTCAAGGCGCTGATTTTGGCAACAGCATTCTGTCCTCGGACTACGACCAAATGGGTATGCCGCGCATGTACGGCCCGGCACCAGCAGCCGGGACGGGTGGCAGCGCGATCCCGGCGACAGCCGCGACGCCGCAAATTTCCGTGAATGTGCAGGCGATGGACACGCGTTCATTCCTGGATCACAGCAGCGAAATCGCGCTGGCCGTAAGGCAAGCAATGCTAAATCTCAACTCAATCAATGACGTGGTGAACGATTTGTAAACATGCCCGGAACCTTTCCAAAGCTCAAGACTCGCGCGGTCGCGCAGTACCCCTTAACTCGGGGCATTCGTTTTCGAAACCAGGTGATTCAATTCGTGGATGGAACGGCGCAACGCTACCGGGATTCGAGCGGGCCTCTGCACGAATGGCAGATTCGGCTGGATCTGCTCGATGAAGCCGAGATGGCCGCGATCGAACAGTTCTTCGCAGACAATCAGGGTGCATTCGGAACCTTCGCGTTTACGGATCCCTGGGACGAGCAGGCGTACACGAACTGCAGCTTTGTGAACGGCGATCTCGCGCTCACATCTTTGGCCGAGTTGCAAGGGCGGACAGCGCTCACGGTGCGGCAAAACCGGAACTAGAGAATGCTGGCATTTCCACAACTGACAACCGGGACGTTGACTCAGTACCCGCTGCTGAAGCGGCATCGCATGCGCACGGTGATCAACACGCTGGGCGACGGTAATTCGATTAAGCTGGCGGATCCGTGCGGAGAAATTACCGAATGGCAACTGCAATACACGGACCTGTCGGACGAAGAGGCTTCCGCATTGGAAACATTCTTCGAAGCCACAGAAGGAGGGCTCCGCCCGTTCGCGTTTCTCGACCCTACCGCCAATCTGTTCGCATGGAGTAACCGATTGGATCATTCCGGATGGACGAAAGGGCCGTTACTCTCGATTGCCGGGGGATTTGCGGACCCAATGGGCGGGACAAACGCCTGGCACATCTCAAATTCCGGCGGCGCGACTCAAAGGCTGTCACAAACGCTGGAAGCGCCCGGCGGTTTCGTCTACTGCCTGAGTGCCTACGTGAAAGGCTCGGCGGCGGCGAACATCACACTTCTTCGCGGATCGGCCCGCGCCGATCGCGCACTAACGGCTGCGTGGACCCGGATCGCGCTTTCCGCGAGCGGAGATCCATTAGAGGAGACTGTCGAATTCGGGATCGAGGTGCCGGTAGGCGGATCCCTGGATCTGTTCGGCCTCCAAGTAGAGCCGCAGGTAGGCGCATCGACGTATAAGGCGAGCACGACCGGCGGCATTTATCCAGATGCGTGGTTTCGAGACGACACGCTCGCCCTGACGGCGACGGACGTGAATCGGCACTCCGCAACGGTGAACATTATCCATGCCAACCGCTTATGAGCTGAAAGATCAGCCGGTAACGGACACGCCAGTTTTGATATTCGACTGCCAGCTGAACGACGGAACCACAGAACATTGGTGCACCCATCGCATCACGCTGGACGGCACGGTTTACCAGGCGCGCGTGCTGGAGCACAGCGCCTTCGAGATCCAGACAGCATCAGATCAAGGCGTTGATGGAAGCCCACGGATTACGATTCTGCTGGCCAACGCAGATTCCCATTTTTCGGAAGTCGAGCGATTGTGCGGGTGGAAAGGCGCGCGTCTTAGGGTTGGATTCCTGTTTTACGATCTGCGGAACCAGGCAGCAGCATCGGAAATGGTCGTCTTGTTCCAGGGCATCTGCAATCCGCCGGACGAAATTCGCGAGGCAACCCTCCGGCTGACGGCAGTGAACCGCATGAATCTGCAGCGGCTGGTGCTGCCGCCGATTCGCATCCAGCGACGGTGCCCGTGGCAATTTCCGGCGAACTTAGAGCAGCGGACCGAAGCGCTGGATGGCGGCGGGGCCGGACGGTATTCGCGGTTCTACCGGTGCGGATATTCTCCCGATATCACAGGCGGCGCGGGGCAGTTGAACGCGGGAGTTCCATTTGCTTCCTGCAGTTACACACGCGCGGACTGCCAGGCGCGGGGCCTGCTGAACCGCTTCGGCGGGATCGAGTTTGTTCCGCCTGCGATCCCCGTGCGCGCTTACGGAAAGGACTCGACAACTTCGGCCGTCGCGGTAAACCAGGCACGATACAACGATTTCGTCCCGATGGTATACGGAACGGCTTGGTATACACCGCCAGTCGTGCTTGCCCGCAACGACGGCAATCTGACACGGATGGAAGTGCTGCTCGGCGTCGGCCCGATCCATGATGTGTTGAAGGTTCTGGTGAACGACGTCGAAGTTCCGCTCGGCGTTGTTGGCACGAATATGACGGGGACGGGGTGGTACAACGTGCCGACGCTCGGCGGGCGCGATGGGGCCTTCGATCTCAACTTTCTGAATGGGAGCGGGCAGCCGGCGGGCGATCCATACGGCAGCATGGCCTATCTGGCAGTGGTGGTGCCGACACGGCTGAGCAGCGGGACCTCGCTGCCCACAGTTAAAGTGCTGGTGGAGGGCCTGGTCTTGCCCGAGTATGCGGCGGACGCTTCCTATACCGGAGATCGATTCTCCAGTAATCCTGCTTGGATTCTGTTGGACATTTTGCGAAGAAGCGGATGGGGCCTTTCCGAAATCGATCTCGCCAGTTTCGCGGCGACAGCGACGTATTGCGACGAGGCAATCGGCGCAAGCGATCTAAATGGGAACCCAATCGCCTTGCCGCGATTCCAGTGCAATCTGGTTCTGCAGAACCGGCGTAGCGGCGGCGATGTCGTGCGCGGCATCCGAAATGCCGCACGGCTCTATTTGACCTACGGTGCCGGAGGCGTGCTGCAGCTCCAAGTGGAAAATACCGCGGCGTCGGAACGGCCGAAGAAGCCCGCCAATTCCAACAGCACACAGACGCTAAACGGCGGATGGCCGAGTTACGAATTCGGGGACGGGTCTAACGAGTTTTCGGGAATTCTTCGAAAGGCCGGCGGAGAGCCGTCGCTGACGGTGTCGTCCCGGAGCATCGCGGATACGCCGAACCGGCTAACCGTGGAATTTCAAGACGCGCTCAACGGCTACCAGCAGGACAGCTATTCGATGGTGGACCCCGAGGACATCGCGCGGGCCGGCCAGGAAATCTCGGCAACGCTCCCGGTGCTGGGGCTGCCGAATTATGACCAGGCCGCGCGGATTCTCAAATGCAATATCGATAAGGCGGTCCACGGCAATACATACATCACGTTCGACACGAGCGTAAAGGCGGTGGGCATCCGGCCGGGCGACTTGATTACAGTCACGTATCTAAAGGAAGGGTTTAGCCGCCAGCCGTTTCGTGTTCTAAAAATTTCTCCGGTGACAAACTATCGGACGTCCACGATTACCGCCCAAATTCATGACGACGCCTGGTATGCGGACAGCAATGGGCAGAGCGGCGCAGGCGCTGGCACATCGCGAAGAACAGACGCTGGGGTGAGTCTGCCGCGCCCCTTGCTTGGGAACCTGCTGGACGGCAGCGGGGAAATTCAGTTTGGGATTGAAGAGACTGCTTCGTTGAGCAGCGATGGGACTGCGGAGACCAGCGTGTCGGTCGGCTTTGTGGCGCCGGCCCTTGCCAACGGATCCGGGCCCGGAGTGCCGTTACTCAGTCTGGCGGCCACGGTGGGAGGTGGGGGCTCCCTCGCGGCCGGGCAGACGCTTTATTACGCAGTATCGGCGACGGATAGCGCGGGCAACGAGAGCGCACTGTCGTTCGTGGTCAGGGCCGTGATCCCGAGCGACGGCGGCAGCGTAACGCTGACCGGCTTGAGCTTCGCGACAAGTTCAAGCGCGTTCCACGTGTACCGGGGCATGACTCCCGCGCTACTTTTTCGGATTGCTAGCAGCCAGGGTTTGGCGCCGGAGTTTGTCGACACTGGATTCCCAAAGCAGTTGATCGCTCCTCCCGACGCCAACTTCGATCACGCCAACTTCTATTGGCGGATGGAACTGGAACCGGAGTGCGAGGCCACCGTACATGGAAGTTCCACGATCGGCAACGAGACGCTGCAAATGGCGGTGAACCGGTACCGCGGAATGACGACACGCATCACCCGCGGGCGAGGAGCCGGCCAGGAGCGGACGATCGTATCGAACGACGCGACGACACTCACGGTGTCGCCCCCCTGGATCCTGGAGCCGGATGCGAGCAGCTTCTTCGTTGCAACCGATGCCGGGTGGCGCTTCGGCGCTCTGACGAAAAGCAGTCCGGTGGAATTTACGATTCCCAACCGTTCGGGCCAGATCGTGCAAATCTGCGGGCGCGCGGCAAATGTGAATGACGCCGAGTGCGCGCTGGAACTTTCAACTGTTACGCGGTGGCAGATCGGCGGGTCGGGAAGCGCGGATCGCGCGGCTCCACCCATGCCCGATTTTGGTCTGGGATCAGGTTCGCGCGGTGGCACCGTCGAACTGACGGGCGTTTCGTTTTCCGATCTGACGAACACCCGATCCGTTTCAGCGGCCACCCTGACTCTGCACTATGCGGATGAACTACTGGGGTTGCCAGAGACGTGGCTGGCAAATGATATCGCCGCGAGCGATTCGCTGCTGGCGCTGAATGTGGCGGGGAATGCCGCGGCGGGCAGGCTGATTCAGATCGATGCCGAAGTCATGCGCGTGGAGACGGTGCTCAACGGTGGTCTGCAGTATGCAGTCACGCGGGGAATGCACGGAAGCGCCGCGGCCGGGCATGCGGGGCAGGCGCTCATATATCACCTGCAGCGCAAGACGGTGATCGCGCCATTCCCACCCGACTTTTTCGGCAGCCCCTATAGCGGCGATTGGAGCTTCCCCATACCGCTTCCCAACGTACGCGTCGCCAGCGCCGAGCTGTTTGTCACCAACAACGTAGGAGCCAGCCCAACGCGAAGCATCTGCATAACGGGGACGATCCAAAAGGGCCTGCGCACGCTAACGGGCCGGCAGATCAACCTGACAGTGGACGGTTTAGTTGCGATCGAGAGCAACGCCGTGCCGCCGGTTACTCTGCCACAGCCAGGCAGCATCCGCGACATTTTCGCGGTAGTGGAGCAGGGCCCGATGGGATCGGCGTTGACTTGCGTGGTTCGCGTCAACGGGACGGCAATCGCCACGCTGACGATTCCGGCGGGACAGATCCTTTCCAACACGATTGACACGGCCACGAACCCTGGCGTGGAAGGTCTGGTGATCCCAGCAGATCAGCCGGTGACGCTGGACATCACGGCGGTCGGATCGACGTACCCGGGCCGGCGGCTGATGGCGGTCGTGCGGATGTAATGGAGACCATTTACAAGCTGCAGCCGAACCGGACAATGCAACTGCAGGGCGTCAGCGCTTATGGAGCGGGTGCGGCGTTATGGGGGACCTCGGAGAACGGCTTCACGGTTTCAGGAGTCTTCCGGGATGCCGCCGACTTCGCAGTGCTGGTA